CAAGCAGCATATTCTTACTTAGGTGTAAGTAATAGAGCATATGTAGTACGTGCAGATACAGATCTTACAGCACTAACAGCAAGTTCAGAACCAACAACAGCAAACCCAACAAACGGAACTTATTGGTTAGATACACAAACTTCAAAGTTTGGTATTTTTGAATGGAATGGCGGTGCAGAATCAGCAACTAATACAGCTGGCCAAACATTTACAAATAAATTGCCTACTGTTATTACAGATGCAACACGCACACTAGGATCTTCTCCGTTTGCTCCAAAAGCAGCAGTTGGCGCGATTGGCGACTACGCAATAGTAGCAGTTTCGACTATTATCCGCACATGGTATAAAAATACTGCTGGTACTTGGGTACAAGTAGGTAGTGCAGAGTGGAAAGACAGTTGGGCTTCAGTAACAGGTACAGCAGCTTCAGTAACTTACACAATTGGTGAAACTATTACAGAATCAGAGTCTGGTAGTACAGTTACATTAACTGGAACAACTCTTACACAAACTGTTGCTGATTTTAATGCAGCAATAACCGGTGTAGGTATTAGAGCAGCAGCAGTAGACGGCAAATTAGCTATCTTTAACGATGGTTCAACACATTCAAGTATTACACTTGGCGGCGCAGCTCTAGTAGATGCAGGCATTACTGCTGGCACATATTATCCACCAGCATTGCAAGCAACTGCCCACACAAGTGTTCCAGAATGGAAAACAGCAGATTCAGCATCACGTCCGACAGGAAGTATATGGGTTAAAACAACTACACCAAATAGTGGTGCAGATTGGAAAACTAAAGTTTGGAACGGTTCAACAGAACTATGGGATGCAGCAAGCGCTCCTGTTTATACTTCAAACCATGCAGCATTAGCAGGTCTTGATAAAACAGGCGGCGGCATAAACTTAACAACTGCAAACTTGTATGTACAAACAAACACAACAGAAGCTGCAACAAATGTAGCTAACTATACTGTTTACAAACGCAATGGCGCAGGCGCAACAACTATTACTAGTTTGGTTGTTACTGCTTCAACATTTACAGCAGGTGCTAATGATTTTACTATCCAAGAAACAACAAAAGGTAGTGCAACATTAAGTACAGTAGCAAACATTTCGTTTACAGCAGCAGGTGCAACAGGTGATGCAGATCTTTTTGCAGCAGCAGTTAACACAGCTGGTTTAACTAATGTTACTGCTAGTGTTGATTCTAGTAATAAAATTATTATTACACATGCAATTGGCGGCGACATTAGATTTGACGATGGCACAAGCACTCCAGTAGCATTTGCATTTACAGCATGGAACTATACAGCTAATACAGGAACTGCAAACTTCTATGATTCACCAACTGGTGCAGCAACAAACTATATTGCAACACTTTGGAAAGAACTAACATATACAGCAAGTGGTGATGCTCCAACTGCTCTTGCAGCAGACGGCGCACTATGGTATAGTAGTGTTATTGACGAAGTTGATGTTATGGTACATGACGGCACTAAATGGGTTGGATATCTACACGCTGACAGTCCGTACACTGGAACAGATCCAGCAGGACCTATGGTTGCAGCAACAGCACCAACAGCACAATCTGATGCAACTGCACTAGTAACAGGAGATCTTTGGATTAGCACAGCAGACCTTGATAACTTCCCAACAATGTATCGTTGGAATGCAACATTAAGTGTTTGGACTGCATTAGATACAACAGATCAAACCACTGAAAACGGCGTTCTATTTGCTGATGCACGTTACGGTACAAGCGGTGGAACAGCAACAACTGCCCCAGCAGGAACTATTGCAGAGCTACTAGCAAGTAACTATGTAGATGTTGACACACCAGATCCAGCATTATATCCAAAAGGCATGTTGCTATGGAACACACGCAGAAGTGGCTTTAACGTTAAGCGTTTTGAGCGTAACTATGTAGACTTAGCAGCAGACAATGAACGTTTTGGTGATGAGTCAATGGCAGCATATTATCCACATCGTTGGGTAACTGAGTCAGCAAACAATGCAGACGGTTCAGGCAGCTTTGGTCGTAACGCACAACGTAAAGTTGTTGTACAAGCATTACAATCAATGTTAAATAGCAACCAGGACATCCGCGATGACGAATCAAGAATCTTTAACTTGATTACAACTCCAGGATATCCAGAGCTAATTGGCGAAATGATCACACTAAACTACGACAGAGGCCTAACAGCATTTGTTATTGGTGATAGTCCAATGCGCCTAGCATCAAATGCAACTTCGATCAATGAATGGGCAACTAACGTTGCAACTGTAGTTGAAGATAACGATGATGGACTTGTTAGTAGAGATGAGTATTTGGGTGTTTACTATCCAAGTGGTTTCACAAGTGATAACGCAGGCAACAACATTGTTGTTCCGGCATCACACATGGTACTACGCACATACGCACTAAACGACCAAGTTGCATATCCATGGTTTGCACCAGCAGGTACAAGACGTGGTGGCGTAACCAATGCATCAGCAACAGGTTACATCAACGCAGAAGGCGAATTTGTAAGTATTGCACTTAACGAAGGACAGCGTGATACATTGTATCAAAACAACGTTAACCCGATTACGTTCCTAACAGGAGCAGGGCTAGTTGTATTTGGACAAAAAACTCGTGCAAGAAATGCAAGTGCTCTTGATAGAGTAAATGTTGCAAGACTAGTTGTATACTTACGTAGCCAGCTAAGTACTTTGTCAAAACCATATCTATTTGAACCAAATGATAAAATCACACGTGATGAACTCAAGCAGCAAGTAGAAAGTCTAATGGTTGAACTAGTGGGACTAAGAGCTCTTTATGACTTCTTAGTTGTGTGTGACGAATCAAACAACACACCAGCGAGAATTGATAGAAACGAATTATATGTAGATATTGCTATTGAACCAGTCAAAGCAGTTGAGTTTATTTACATTCCGTTACGTATCAAAAACACAGGAGAAATCGCAGGGTTATAAGTCATTAAAGTAGGGGGAAAATAAAATCCCCCTACAAATGATAAATACATGCGATAAGGAGAAACATAGATGGCAATCTCAACTCTACTAAATTTAACAGTACCATTAGCCAATGATACTAGTGCAAGCAGCCAGGGTCTGCTAATGCCGAAACTAGCGTATCGCTTCCGCGTTACACTTGAAAACTTTGGTATTACAGGTAATACAACTGAACTTACGAAACAGGTTATTGACGCTAGTCGTCCTAATCTTTCGTTTGATCCAATTCAACTTGATGTTTACAACTCAAAGATTTATATGGCAGGAAAACATACATGGGCACCGGTTACTATTAACCTACGTGACGATGTTAATGGTAATGTTCAAAGATCCGTGGGCGAACAGCTACAGAAACAGTTTGATTTCTTCGAACAGTCAAGTGCTGCTACAGGACAAGATTACAAGTTTACACAGCGTATTGAAATACTAGACGGCGGCAACGGCGCTAATACACCAAACGTACTTGAAACTTGGGAACTATACGGCTGTTACCTAACATCAGTTGATTACGGTGCAATGAACTATTCTACAAACGATGCAATGACTGTAGCGTTAAATATACAATACGATAATGCTGTTCAGCTTAACAGTGGAGTTGGTACACCAAACAACTTCCAGGATAGAAACAGAGAAACAGGCACAGGCGCTACTGGCGCAGCAGCTCTTTAAATAATAAAGAGATTGCTTGACTTCTAAGGAGCCCTTTGGGGCTCCTTATTTGTTATTATATACATAGTTTAAATATAAGATAAATACATTATGCCGTTAAACAGAAACTTTGATAACTTTAGCAACTTCGATACCAACAAAGGTATAATGGGTGATTTTACTCACGCATCAAATCTTTATAGACGTAACAACTTTAGGTTAGCTCCTAAAGTTAAGTTTTTATATCATGTCGTAATAGATGTAAATCCAGCTGCATTAAGACAACTTGGCAACAGTGTAAGCAGTATGCTAAACAAACGAGAGTTTAACATATTAGCATCGTCGGCCGATTTACCAACTTATACAGTTAACACTGAAACAGTAAATCAATACAATAGAAAAAAAGTTATTCAAACCAAAATAAACTATGACGAAGTTAGCATCGAGTTTCACGACGATGCAGCTGGACTTACTACACTACTTTGGGAAGCATATTATAGATACTATTATGAAGATGGCAACTATGCAGATCAAGGCAGTCGCCCCCGTGCATATCAAACAGGATTATATGACTCTGAGCCTCTCAACACTTACAAGCATGGATTTAGAAGCCAAGGCAGTAATGTTCCGTTTTTTAATAGTATATCGATACATCAGTTACATCATAACAATGCCGACAGTCATCATACTAGTTTTACCCTTGTTAATCCTATTCTAACACAGTGGCAACATGATAGAGTTGATCAGTCAGATAACAGCGGAGTAATGAAAAACAATATGCGTGTTGCGTACGAAACTGTTCTTTATAATAGAGGTTATACAGAAAACGGTAATCCTGCAGGATTTGGCGACAATGCACATTATGATAGATCACCTAGTCCGTACAGTAGTACAAGTACAAGTTCAGATAATAAAAACACAACTGGAGTAAGTGAAGGCTGGTCAAAAATATTTGCAGATATATTCTTTGAAGCTGTTGGACTAACTGAAATTAACAGTTCTCAGCAGGAAGGTATTAGAACCACATATATAACAAAACCTGTAACATCAACTAACACTGTTCCCTTTAATAAAGATGTTGTATTTCCAACAAACTCAACAAACGATTTGCTAACATTAGCATCGTTATTTAATAACTCGATTCCAACAACTGTTGGACCAACACCAAAACAACGAGCAGACAATGCAAGATACCAATCCTCTAGTTCTATTTCAATAGCAACTGGAAGAACTATTGCAGAAAGTCAAGCATACTACGATAGTTTACCAACTAGTACAAAAGCTGAAATTGAAGCAAGTTTGGTAAGTGGCAATACTGCTAGT